CGATATTTGACGAATCGTATTTAGTTGCCAAGGCGGTTTTATCTGCTTTCACAAGCAGAGCGTTGTAAACTGCTCCACTTGTGAGATAGCACGGGCTATTATTTTTGGGTTCACTGTCAAACGGCATTGAATTGAGCTTTTGGGCAAGTTTCTCATTTGTTTTTTCTCGTGTATATGCGTCCGTAATTCCGTAGCCTGCAAGCGTTGTTGCCTTATTTGCCTTGTTATTTATAATAGCTGTAAGAACTTTGTTCTGTACAGGATTAACGCTCTTAGCATCCAGTGTAGTATCGGTAAGCACAGCTCCACTCTCGGTCAGAGCAATGACACGGGACAATATGTCTAATAATTCGGGATAATAGTCAGAGGTAGTAATATCACCGTCATAATCGCTGTGAGTGTTTATTACAAACGGCTGTGTAGAGTAGGTACGAGTACCGTCTGTAAGCACAATTTTAGCAACCGTTCTGCCGGCGGATGAAAGCATAGCCTTATCTGTAGTTACAGTAACAATATTTTTTGCTACTGTAGCATTTACAGCAAAATAGTTATTATTGTTTTTTCCCTTGCATACAGCTTTTGCACCAGTTGCATCGTAAGCCTCGCCGTCAGCAGTAAGAGTTATTAATATCTTTCTGCCAATGTCATATTGCCCTGCTGAGATTACTACGGGAGTTGCCTGACAATTTAAATCAAGCGTAATTTTAGCAACATAATCATTCATCGGTACGCTCCTTTTCCGCTGTTACAGTTGTAACCTCGTTTGCGAGTTCAGCAATTACTTGCGATTTGATATCTACAAGCACTGATGACATTATGCCGTCAATAAGACTGGCTGGAAAGCCGTATTTACTTACAATTGCATTAACAGCGGCAATAAGTTCTGAACGAGCTGATTGTAATGCTAATGGACTAAGTTTCGTCTGCATTTTTATCCTCCTTTGAGTGAATTTCTTCAGACCGTTCTGCCGGTCTTGATTTATCCGTTTCGGCAATTTCCTTTGTATTGATTATGTAATCCATTTTAATTACCTCCTAAGCAGTTAACGATTGAAGAATGCCATTTTTGAAGGTCATTTTAAACTCTTTCCAAGTTGCTGCTGTACCATTGCTGTTAAATGATGTTACATAATAACCCGAAAAAGTGTCTGTAATAGAGCCGCCTTTAAAGCCCCAATCATTCAAAATAGCGTTGTGTAAATAATGATTCCGCAAGTTAAGGTCACAACCTGTGTGTAACTGATTGGCTTCAAGCGAACCGATTTTTTGAGCGGCATATGTAAAAATAAGAGTGTATGAAGAATCAGTTGATTTCATACGATAACACCAATCCATAAATGCCGAACCGTTTTCAAGGTTAAACGAAAGGTCACGCTTTGAAGTATCAGAAGCATAACAACCGGTACCTATGTAACCTACCTTAGTGCCTTTGTAGTAAAAATTTTGACCTACCGAATTTAACGACATTAGCTTTTTGCCGTTATTATCAAAAATATCATGTCCTGTTGATGACAAGCTCATCAGCTTTGTGTTCTGGGAATTGTACACATTTAGCTGTGAATTTTCAAATTTTATGTAATTTGAAATTTTGTTCCAAGCAATTTTGATGTCATCGGCAGATTGTTGGAGAAGAGTACCCCACCTGTCCGAACCGACAACCTTGTTGACTTCAAAAAATAATCCCTCGGCGGTTTGTGTAATCACCGAGCTGTTGAGCGAACTTGCCCACGAATCGGACACATGAAGAACGGTTGTGTCTAAGTCCTGTTTAATCTCATTTACCTTGTTATGGTCGTGCAAAGTTTGTGCGTCAAGAGCGGTAACCTTGTTTTGCAAGGTCTGCAACTTCCCTGTTATCTTGGCTGGCACGGTTGATAAAGTAACCGTGTTAAGTGTTGCATCGGCGGGGTATTCTTTAATCTCTACAATGCGGTAGTTAATCCTTGTCTTGCGTTTACGGTCAATCAGAGTAACCACATCATATAAATCAAAGGCAAGCACATCACCGTATGTGTCAGGCAACGTTTTTGCAAGGTCAATCACCTTAGCTGTATATGATTGCTCAGGTACAGCAAGCACGGCAAGTTTTGCGTTGGCATCGTCAAGCAAAGTTTGCTTGTTTGTGTAACGCTCATCACGCCATATAGCTGATATGACCTTGTCGGTATAGCTATGATTTTCAATGTAATTTTTGCCATTGTTTAGGCTGGCTATACTTAAATTATCTTTACCGTATGGATAAAGTCTTGTAACCAAACTTGTGGTACTGCCTTTGTAAGTCATATCGCTCAAATTAAGCTCATCGGTAAAGTAAGTGCCTGTCGGCTCGGTGTTGTTGTACGGCTTGATGCAGTAAATAACCTTGTTAATTGTGTCAAAACGATAGCGAGTGTTATACGCCGTCGAGTTTTGGCAATAATCGAGGATGTCAAGCGTGGTTACATCAGTCAGCTCAAGGGTGCGGCGAGCGGCTACGAGGTCGGCATCAACAACAGTCCAACCTGTGCCTTTTAAAATCTCCGAGCATACGCTTGCAAAGCTTACGGTGCTTTTGTTATAAGTGGGGTAAACATTATAATTAAGTCCCGTGAGGTCAAGCTCACAGGTTATCGTGCTTACTGTTTTACGCTCGTTAATGCCGTTGATAAGATAACGCTGTCCGTCATATTCGACCGTACCATACAAAACAAAATACCTATATAATTCGTGGTCAGGTGAGATATCAAACTGCAAAGTCATCAAACCGTCCTCTGAACGAGTACGAAAAAAGGTATTATCAATGTCACGATACACCTTAATATCATCACCGTAAAATACCTTTAAAAACATCTTAAACACCTCCTAAACTAAATGTAAATTGGCGTGTAAGACACCGTTATGCTGACATCAGATGCAGACGATGTTATCTGATTTTTGCCCGGTTGCAGAACAGGGAAATCAATCAAATCACTGTCGCCAAACTTATTTTTGCCATTTGCTGTAATCTTGCCTGACACGCTGTCAATAACAATTTTTGTGCCGACTGTTATATTTTTGATAGTAACACCCTGCAAAATTACCTCAGATTTTGTATTAGCATACACAGCTGTAATTATGGGTAGTGTAGCCGTGTTTGACTTGCAAATCATATAGCTGTTTGCTTTTATAATCTCACTGATAGGCTTTGCGTGACGAACAGCATTAAATGTATATGTAACATCATGCTCACCACTGCTATCAAAAGTTGCGGCGGCAATGCTGTTGACAATTGCCGTATAAATAAATCCGTCAGGGAGAGAAATTTCAACTACTTTGCCAACAAGCAAGCCCTCAAATGCGGTTATATTTTCGGTTGCTATTGCAAGGCGGTCTGATACCGTCAAGCCTTTTGCATTGTCACCAAAATAGTGAGGGTAAAAAGTCAAGGTCAAAGACAAAGTCCTTGTGCCGGGGACAGCCGAAAACAAGGTTGGTGCAGTCAAAATACTGCGAGAGGCAGAAAGGTTATTTGTAACGGTTGTACCACTAACCGAATAACTTTGTAAGCGAGCATTGTATGCAGAAACATCAACACCGTTAATTGTCATTTCATTAAGCATTATCTATCCTCCCATGCAAGTTCTTCGGAAACATACGGAGTAAGGGCAACCGCTGTTTCTCTGCCGTCAATGTTGATTGAGGTGTGTATATCGCCTTTAAGTTTATACTTACGCTCGTTATCATCGCTCATCAGCTCGACATTGTGGTTGACATCAGCGGTAAATTTGGATCTAAGCATTGACTGTCCTGCAGACACAGCCGCCCTCATCTTGCTGACTAAACCGTCAGCTGAAACACCTGCCTGCATACGCTCGGTAAATGTGGATGCCACCGTGTCAGCCTGCTTATATAGATTCGGAGCTTCGGCATCAAGTCCGTTTTCACCGCCTTCGAGTGTGTAGCCGAAAATCTTTTTAAACACTTTTGAGGGGGAGTGTTCATCAAACATTTTCCTGAAAATATTGATAACACTGCCTGAAATTTCTGAGGCCTTAGAATAAAGCGAATCCTGTTTTTCTGATAAACCAGTTTCCGCTCCTTCCATAGCATCTATAAAGCTTTGTTTAGTGTCTTCATCAAGGTTATCAAACGCTCCTAAAAATGCAGAATTTATTCCTTTAGCTTTTGTATCTGTTTCTCCGGTATATTGTTCATACAAACCCATTAAAGATAGAAATGCAACCAACTGATCTTGGTATTTTTCATCAGATAAAGCCTTGCCTTGTTTGTTTCTTATTTCACCGAGTTCTTTGCTGTACCTTGCATTTTCTTCTTCTTCGGCTTTTTTCTTAGCTACAAGTGCTTGACCTTCCGCAATACCCTTTTGAGTATCAGTTAAATTTTTTCTTTCTATTTTATAAATCTCGGTATTATAATTACTTGCTATATCAATAAGTTTTTGTTTATGTGTTTGCTCGGCATCGCTTTCATCTTGATTTAATCCTTTTAAATCTTCAGTTGTACTCTTCAACGCTTCTGCACGATTATAATAACCGTCTTTAATAATTTTAAGAGTATCCCCAGCCTCCTTATTGGCTGCACTAACGGCTTGCTGATAGCTCGCTTCTGCGGCTTTAACATCAGCATCATGTTCCTTTTGTGAGTAATCACTATCTGTTTTCAACCTCAAATCAAGCAGAGCTACTTCTTCTGTATATTGCTCGTATGCTTTATCAATTACCGCTGTACGAGTTTCTTCGGCAGAGTTGGTGAGTTTTTGTGCTCTTTGCGTATATTCTTCAAGCGACAAATCAGACGCCTCGTTGAGAGCCTTAGCCTGAGTTGTAACAACCCCTTGCTTTGCTTCTTCAATCGCAAGTTCTTGATCCGCAAGTTCGTGCATTTTGGCGAAAAGGTCTTCAAGTCTTTGAATTTCACCGCCGGTTAATTCTTTTCGATTTTCCGAGGCAGTTTTACAAATCTCTGTAATTTCGGATTGAACATTGTCCATATTTTCGGACAACTTTTGTTTTTCATCATCGGAAATAAGGATGCTTTCATTGAAGTTATCAAAGATACTGCCCGAGTTTTTAATATCGTTCATAAAATCGCCGAATTTTGAACCAATATCCTCATATGACGAACCAAGGTTATCATTTGCCGACTGTAAATTAGCCTCCGCACTTGCAAGATCGTCCGTTGATTGAGTTGCATCACCGTTGGCGGCAGAAAATGCAACAATACCGGCTGTCAGTGCTGTTATTCCCGTCAAGATAAGCACAGCCGGATTGAGTGACATTGCCATATTCCACGCATATTGTGCAGCTGTTGCGAGCGTGATTTCACCTGTTAATGCACCGACTGCTATTTGTTTAAGCGTTATAGTGCCAAGTGATGCAGCTTCGGCAAGGCTCTCCGCTGTTACAGATGCGGCATGTGATTTAACGAGAGCTGTGATAGACGAGATGATTTTCCAAGCTTTCCACGCCGTGATTGCTGTAGTAACAATAGGCAAGAGTATATTGAGGTTGTCGGCAATCAAGTCAATAGCTTTTGCAAGCGGTGGTATAACCACTTTTGCAATGTTAGTAATAGTTTTGCCGAGGTTAATCAATATGGTTTTAACTGTATTGATAGCTTTTTTAAGACCGCCATTTTCAAAGGATTTTTTGATAGTGTTAATTGCCTCTTTAACGGGGGTTTGCAGTTCTTTTGGCAGGAGCTTAACTAAGTTTTTTGTTAAGGCATTTACAATACTTTTCGCCGCCGAAAGCAAATCGGGAGCACGGTCACTTATGCCTTTAACTAATGTTTTAACAATGTTTATAGCCGCCTTAACGAGTTTATCGGAGTTGTTTGCAATACCGTTGACAAACGCCTGTAAAAAGGACATAGCGGCATCAATCATCTTCGGAGCGGCTTCAACTGCTTTTGTTGCAAGCTCACCGAAAATAGAGCCTGCCTCTTCAATCATCTCTGATAATCCGCCTTCGGTAAATGCCTCGGTAAGTCTGCTTACATAGTTCTGAGACTCTTTTGCGGCATCAGTAAGCGGCTCGGACATACTCTCGTAGATTTCGATGCCCAAGCCTTCAAGCCCTGATTTGAGAATCGTAATCTGTCCCTGCAGATTGTTCTGCATCGTATCAGCCATTTTTTGAGCTGAGCCGTCTGCATTATCAATGTTTTTAACAAGTGTATTAAAATCCTTATCACTCGCATTGATGATAGCAAGCATACCCGACATAGCCTCTTTACCGAAGAGAGTACTTGCGGCGGCTGTTTGTTCTGTTTCGGATAAACCGCTAAACTTTGTTCTAAGTTCTTTGATAACATCAATTAAAGGTAATGCTTCGCCATTTGCATCGGTCATACTTATTTTATATTTTTTCATGACCTCTGCCATTGCATCGGTAGGTGACGCAAGGTTTGACAGAGCAGTTTTTAAGCTTGTACCTGCCATACTGCCCTTAACACTCGCATTAGCCATAAGTCCGAGTGCAACGGACACATCCTCAACACTATAGTGCATCGCACCCGCAAGAGGGGCTACATATTTAAAACTCTCACCAAGCATTGACACATTAGTATTTGCAGAACTTGATGCTTTAGCAAGGACATCGGCAAAATGGGTGCTGTCGGATGCTTTTAAGCCAAATGCAGTAATTGCATCGGTGACGATATCAGAGGTTGTTGCAAGATCAAGACCGTCTGCGGCGGCAAGTGACATAATACCGTCAATACCATTGAGCATTGATGTTGTGTTCCAGCCTGCCATAGCCATATATTGTAAAGCCTCAGCAGATTCGGAGGCTGAGAACTTTGTCTTAGCACCCATCTCTTTAGCCTTATCAGTAAGGCTCTGCAAGTCTTTACCGCTTGCACCGCTGATAGCCGAAACCTTAGACATTGCCGCCTCAAAAGACGAGCCGACTGTTGCCGCTGCTGTTGCTCCTGCTCCGAGGGTTGTAGCAATGCCGGCAAGAGTTGTTGTTATTGCAGACACACCTGTTTTGGCAAGTCCTTTTAATTTATCAATGCCCGTTTTAAAACCACCGGTATCAATTTTGGTGTCAATTTTAATTGAACCGTCATACGCCAATATCCCACATCCTTTACTGTGAGGTCATCGGCATCCAATGGCTCTACTTGACCTGATTATTTTTTATCGCTTAAAACGATTTCAAATTTCTTTTTACAATTACGCCCTTTACAGTATGTAAAAATGCCCCTACACCTTGACGATTTGTCAAAGTATATGGGCATTTCGTAACCGCAAAAAGGGCATTTAATTTTTTGTTTGTTTTTCAATTTATCACCTACGATAAATCATATTGATTTTTACTTGTTAATTTTGTTTTAACACTTAAATCTAATTCATTTTTCGGTACTTTAGAAGTGAATTCAAACTCAGCGTAACCGCTGGTTTCGCCTTCAAATTTATATACATATGTATTTATATAATAATCATCAGTTTCGTCTTTTGATTCTGATATCTTAGTACCTTTTCCGCCAACAATTTCTTCAACTTTAAATATGGTCATTCCCATATTTATTTGGTCAAACTCATCTTTGCTGATTCCTGACGGGTCGTTTTTAGCTCCACAGGCTGTGCAAGTTAATGCTAACAATGCAATAGTTATAAAGGATAAAATCTTTTTCACAGTTGTACCACCTCAATAAATTTTATATACACATTATACAAAATCTATATAAGTTCGTCAACTGATTTTCCTGATAACAAAGCCTCTTCAATCGCATTATACTTTTCCTGCACCGACTGCGGCAGAGGCAGGGCATAGAGTTTTTTCATTCGCTGATAAAAATTGCGGTCTGCCGTTGACATTTTAGGGGTAATCGGCATACTGCGATAACCTAAAATTTTTGTAAACATACAATCGGCACGCAATGACATAAACAATGCTCTGAATTTCCACCAATGCAAATTTGCATCGTTGAGGTCAATGCCGTACTGCTCTAAAAATGCCGCATAGATATAGCCGTCATCAAAATCGTAATCAAATACAGCTTTATCATTGCCACCGCCTGAATGCTTTTCGGGTGGTTTTCCACAGCGATAAAAGTTTAAAATAGCCTCGACTGTTTCTTCGTTCATCGGGCAAGGTGTTCTGAATACAAGCTTCTGAATTTCTGCGAGTATTTCAGCCGATAGTGTATCATCAATTTGATTAGTAAGTATAAGCTCGAATTTAATCCACACTCTAAAGTTGGTGTTGATTTTATAATCTACACCCGACACGGTTATTGTATCGGGTGTTTTGTCACAAAGCAGATTCATTACTTTGTCGCCGGTTTAAGTGTCTTTTTGTAATGATTGTACTGCTTATGCTTTTTGCCTCTGTGATTGTTAATCGCATTTGCTTTGCCTTTATACATACTACTGAGCTTTGAGCCGAAAGCATTAACAGCCTTGATGACATCCTCGTAGGCATTGATACAGGTTGTAAGGTTTACGGTTTCGCCGAAAACCTTTTTAGCTGTACCGTCACCAAAAACCTCATCAAAAAAGTTAAAAACAGCCGTACACTGAGCACGGATAAGCTCTGACTGGCGTTTGCCCTCGGGCTGTAAATCATTCATTGCCTTTGCCACATTATCGTGAGCGTGCTCGTAACGCTCCATAACGAGTGCATCGGCAACATCAATGTCAGGTAAATTTACACTGTTAATAACCATATTTATGCTACCTCCGTAGTTGCTGTAAATGTTTTTGTCGCTGTGTCAAAAGTACCCTCAACAGGATCTCCTTTTGCAAGGAAATTGCCACTGCAGCCCATTTCACCGTCATCATTTGTAAAACTTGCCACCTCGACTGCAACACGGATTTTGCGTGCATGATATGTGGTATTGTTACTGCCGCCTTCAACAGGCTGGTCAAGGTCAACGATAGCATAATCTGTTTCGGCATCAGCTCCCACAAGCTGTTTCTCACCGATATTGATGATGTAATTGATAGCGTCCTGCTCTCTGATCTGGTCAACCTCAAACGCTGTTGTCCAATCATAGCCACTGATTGATTTTGTTGCAGATTTGTCGCAGACATACTTACGGCTCTTAGTCTGAGCCGCAGGTGACTCATCAAGAGTTTTTGCACCTACACCGAGGAGCGAAAAATTCGGTGACTTGTTTGTGCCGCCGCAGTCAAGATAATTCGCCTGCATACGCCTCTGTCTGATTACTTCACTCATTATTTTTTACCTCCAATTTTAGTATATTTAAGTTGGCACTGTATTTGATATCGTGCCGATTTTGTGTCATTGTCGATTGCATACCCCGATGACAGCACCTTAACGGATAAAGGGGTTAAACCTTCGGGCAGTTTCGGCAGTTTGCCGTTTAAGTCCTGTTCGGCAATCCACTCTTCGAGCCGTTCATAAAACTCCAAATTTGCTATGTTTATTGATTCATCGGGACTGTAATTTTCACGGCTTGCAAAGATAAAGAGGTACTGGCATTTAGCAGAGCCGTCAATGTACTGCTTTAGTACAGTTTTGCACGGCACAACCTCAATGCTGTACTGTTCGGGGTCTTCGCCGAGATAGTCAACATTAAGGTCATTATCAACCTCTAATACATCGCAATCGGCAAACCACCTAAACAATGATTTAATTATTGATTCGTCCATTATTTGCCTCCGCTTTTTTCTTTGGCGGTTTTGATGATGTCATCAAGATGATCTGCTTTCATTCGCTCAAACCAAAACTTGCCCCTTAGACCACCGCTTGCTGTACCTTGTTTGCCTTTGCCTGCATTTAGGTAGTAATTGGTATGTGCATATACAATATCGTACATTACCTCACCACTACCTATCTTTGTGCCACGGATACCGCTCTTGATAAGATTGCCGGTTTTAAAAGGTACATATGGAGTAGAACGGCGAAGGACTTCGCTGTCCACAATTTTTTGAACCTTGCCACTCGGCTCAAGACCACGGTCTTTAAGCATTGTTTCTGTGGTATTAAAAAGCAGTTTAATAATCATTTAACCACCAATTTAATATGCTTTGAAAAAGCACTTGCCGACAGATTTTCGGTGACCTGCGTAATCTGCTGACCGCCTGCGTCAAGGATATCCTTAACAGTAATTACATCAAGGTCAACCAAGCCTTTTACAACATAATCTCCCTTTTTTAGGGAGTAGCAATTGTCACTTTCATCAAGCGGTAAAGACTTGTATGTTGACGGGTCAACATAGTGAGTAGTCTGCAAAACGCTGTCGGGGATACGGATTACATACTCATCAGATGCAGACACATTTTTGTCAGCAACAATAATTTGATCCTTACCGTGGTAATTAACTCCGTCCAAAACAGTTGCAAACCAAAAGGTTTCACGACCCTGCTTTTTAGAGCAAAACACGGTAATGCGTGTGTTGTTTGTGAGCATTATCTCACCCCCTGATAAAGCAACCCTGTGCCGCTTAATTCCTGCTTGATAGCCTTGTACATAGCTCTTTTTTCACGCTCTGCAAGCTCATCGGCATTGTAATCCTTGTATGTAACGCTGTAACCGTCCGTTGATTCGGACTTAATGCCTTGAGGGATATTTGCCAC